TCTTCATGATGCAAAGGTAATAAATACTTATGAAATTATGCGCTTAAGAGGATAGACTTGCAACTGGGTTTTAGGACTGACCCCATAATACTCGATGTTTGACATTGCCTGAATCCGTCAGGTGCGGAAACAGAAAAAGCGGATGCTCTTCCTGTCGTCAAACATCGAGATTTCTCCACAAGGGCTAAATCACATGGAAGGCATCCGCCATATCTTCGTTGCAGTAGTCTGCAATATGGGCATAAAAATAAGCCCATCGAAATAAATAAGTTCGGGGCTTGATATCATCTCGCCCTTGTTTGAGAATAAATTCTCGACATTTGACAGTTGCAAAGATAAGGAGTTATTTTGTAACCGCCAAACAATAATGCAATTATTTTTTTGAAGTATATTATTTTTAATTATCTTGATTGACAGAAATGTCAGGAGAGTCGAGTTCTCCTCCCAATCCTCGATAATATTGATATGCCTTGATAATATTATTTATTTCTTCAGAGGATATGGTTCTCGTAGTATATTCTTCAAGGTTAGTAACCTTCATTTTAACTTTACTCCCGACCTTTAATGAGTCTAAAAACTCGGCAGCATAAGCTGATGGTATATCATAATAATTCCCTTTATAAGATTCGTGCGCCATATAAGACTGAATAATAATATCTACAATTTTACCATCTATATTGAATTTAAACATGATAGTTCCGTCAATCTTCTTTCCTTCTGAGTTTTGGATAACTAATCTGAATCTTTCGGCTTTACCATTCTCTATCTCAAAATATGACCACAAATAGTCTTTCCAAGGAGAATTTGGTTTGTTTTTGGGATAAATTATTTCCGGCATTCCACTTGAAAAAGAATCTCGTTCAATGAAATACTCCTTTTTTAGAATTGAATAGATAGAGTCAAATTGATGTCTTTGACTTTCCTGTGCAATTTGTTGCATAGTTTTACCTTTGTCACAAGCACATAGTGATAAGCATGCAGCGAAAAAAAATAGATATAATTTCATAAAAACTTTAGTTGGTATTAGTTGCAAAGATACAAAAAACGAATAGAAACGCAACGAAAAGTAAAAGAAAAAGCCCCCGATGTATCACACACCAAGGGCTTCGAGTCTTTTATATAATGAAAAACTGCGCTTCTCAGAAAGAAGCCGCTTGTAATTCCGCCTTGATTCCGTCCATACACGCAGCTAAGCGTTCATAGGTCTTCTCGCCAGCATTCTTGACACCGCTATTATACTGGCGCATCAAGGACGGATTGATGCCAGCTCTTTTGGCAATCTCGGTAACATTGAGAAAACTGAAGTAATTGAAAAATGACTGTAAGTCATATTTATAAACAAACTCAACGGCTGGCATGCTTTTGCCTTGTTCCTCCAAATCCTCTTTTGCCTCCTGATAGCAGTCCATCAAGTCCTGCTTTGCCTCTTCTACTGTAGCACCGCATGAATTGAGCCCTACACCAGCAATATCTTCAATAGTCCTACACCAGTAGTTTCCATCAGAAGCCTGCTCTACAATAATCGTAACCTTTTGCATTGATATGTCTTTTTAATTACTGATTCTATAAAAAAGAGTCCTTAAATTAAATGAATAAAGAGGAATTAGGAAGATGTTTAAAAGTTGTTGGGGTCAAGCCCCAACTAACTTTTTCAGGATCTTCTGCGCTGTGCCAGTGGCGACCTCGCTTGCATGTCGTGGCACATACTCGGATTTCCCTGTCGTAGGGTTCATCCATTTGTCGTGCTTCTTACCATGTCGAGACAGGATGCATCCAGCATCTCTCAGTCTTCGTTCCAACTCACTCTTTTTCATTATATAAAAGAACTCTTTGTCTTAATGACATTGCAAAGGTAGCAAAAAAGTTATAAACCACCAAGTAAATAAGTAGCTTTTTTGTTATATATCTAAACATTTTCGTGAGTTAACGAAATTGATAACTATTGATAACCACTTCGAGCATCTCAGAAATGGATACACCTTTTTTTATCGCTAATTGCGTTAACCGCTCCTTTGCTTGTTCGCTCACACGTGAGCTGAGCGGAACTTTACCTAAAAATTTACGTCCAGCATTCGGACGTGCGCCACCTCTATTATCGCTCATGTCTATTACCTTTAATTAAGAATTCAGCAGCCTTGCGCAACGAGTCTGCAAGACTTCCAGGCGTTACCTTGGACTCTTGAATTTCCAGTCGCCACCGTGGTCCTTTTCGACGATATATATAACACTTCGTTTCGTCTTCACTAACTTCATATCCGTAGGTCCGATTGAAGCACTTGCTGCCGTGGTGACGAGCAGCCCACTCTCCCATAGCACCCACAATGTGAGCAAGTTCTTCTGCGGTGGCAGAGCTGTCTTCTAAGAGTGTTACCTTCTGACTCTCATTAAACAAGCCGTCTTCAAATGTTATAACGACCTTGTTCTCCGTATCTGTCAGCACCCACCCATTAGTACGAGTGCTGCTCTTTTGTATTACGTACTTAGTCATAACTCTTTGCATTCTGTGTATTCTCTATCGTTAAACATCGCTGCAAGCCCTGATAGTTGCTTATATCGTAATAACTCGTCAGCGTCCATACCAATCTCTTTAAGGATCCACGCATCACTCATTCCCGCTTTCTTCAGTTCACCGACAATGTTCATCATTAGTTCTATAGAGTGGCTTCCTCTTGCTCGGTTGTGTCGGATCGTGGACGCCATTCTGTTACTGATGTCTTTATCTATAACTACAACGGGGAGCTTTCCTCCCTCCCGTTCATAGATATCCTTATGTGTTAACATAACGGTGTAACGGTGATACCCGTCCACAATCTCATATTTCCCATTAGGCAGCTTGTAACACACTATAGGCATAGTATACCCGTCTTCCTTTATACTCTCGTAAAGCAGTTTCATCTCGGGTGGTGCTACACTGTTAGGGTTGTAACTATTCGCTTGTATCTCTTCTATAGGGATAGCTTTAACGTTATATACAGGTGATTTCATAATTTCTTATATTTTTCTTTTATTGCTGCTCTTCTTTCCATCTCATTCTTTGTAAGTGAAAAGCCCATATACTTACAAAGGTGATCATTCTTTATAATACAGATGCACATTCTCTTATAGGTCGGGATGTCTTTGAAATTCTTTCCCTTATAGTCCTGCTGATATTCCATCCGCACGGGATTCTTAGTGGTGTTATAATTTGTATATTCTCCTACACTCATTTTAACCCCTGCATTTTTCAACCTTTCTATAGTTTCTTCGTCAAGACACCCACCCCTTTCTCTCCAAAACTTAATGCTTGTTGATAGCTTGTCAAGGTAGTTCTGCTTGATGCCTGTGGGAAGTGTGTCAAGTAAGAAGTACATATACTGTTCCCACGTGAAGTGCTTTGGTTTCGTTATCTTCTGCCACCCCATTGCGGTTGTTCCTCCGTATAGTCCTGCAAAGTTTACACCGTTGACACGTCCGATGAGTCGTCCCCACGTATCAGGTTCTATCACTTGATAAAGGTGTATTGCTTCCATGCCCTCACTTAAGAACGGCGATGCAACACGCTGCTTATGTAGTGGAACGCCTGCATAATAGAATAGGTCGTATAACTTATTGTAATCCCATTTGTTTTTTGCGTTTGCCGTCCAAACATCCTCCACAGTCCAATCGTGAATCGGGTACGCCGTAACACACTTCTTTGCCGTGTTCGTCCAAGCATAGCCTTTCCACGTCTTGTAGTTTCTGTCGCTATGTACTGCACGCCAACGATTGAGGCTCTCTCCCGTCCTAATACCTATCAGGCAACATACGCTCTCATATTTAGCGGCTAACCACTCCCCGAACTCATCCTGGAAATCGTAGTCCCATATGCTTTCAGAGAAGAAAGGGAAATCTTTGCCCGTCATTGCGTTAACGGGAGGTTCTTTTACCCATAATTCTTTTTTACTTTCTTCGTATGGTCGCCAATATGACTGAAACATACTTGTACTCGTGGTCACTTTAAAAGGCACACATACGTGATATATATCTGCGACTTCGTGGAAGCGCCCGAGGGTGCGTTCTACATACTCCGTTGTCATTACATATTGCGCCTCGTAGTCCATATGGAAGATACCAAAGCGTACGTTACGTTCCTTTGCCACCTTTGCGCATAGCTCTAACAGTACGCCGCTATCTTTACCACCGCTAAAGGACACGTACACATAGCTGAAGTTGTCAAATATGATGTTTATCCGTCTTAACGCTGCTTCGTATACATTCATAACTCTTTCTTTATATCCTCAAGGCTTTTCTTCTTAAAATACTCCGTCATTGAAATCTTCTTTTTTATATTGCTATCTATCAAATGTTCTAAGCCTACATTTCCAGTCAGGTCATAGTATATACAGTCCATTGGTTGCCCCGTTCTGTATATACGGCGTGTAGCCTGGATGCGTAGAGCATAGTCCCATACCTTATCAAAGAATATCATGTAACGGTAACTTTGAAGATTAAGCCCAAAGGCTTCCTTTTGGTAAGAAAGTACTTTGCTTTTGGGATATTCATTTTCGCACGCCACACGGCTATCTATATACTTACAGAAGATGATCGTTTCCTCTTGCTTTATCTTGCGGAACAATTCATTTACTTTCTCGAACTTATCCGCCGTGCAACAGTAGGCATGCTGCATCTTCTGTGTCATTTCCAGGAATATGTTGTTATTGCGATACTCCATCATCTCATCATCAAGGAATCGGGCTTTGATCTGCTCGTACTCGTCTCTTTCTTCATCCCCTACTTTGTATCTTACCTCGTTATAATATTGGGAAATGTTCAGCTTTAAATCGCACTTATAGACATAGTTCCTAATCAAAGAATAAAGGTAATCTATATTTTCATACCCGTTAATAAATTCACGTGTAATGGCTTTGCGTCCGAGTCTTTTCGTTACCACGGTGTAGTCACAGAATGTATCCTTAAACTTCTGATAACTCATGTTTAGTATTCGGTGGTCTAAGAACTCCATCTGTGCCCATAAGTCAAGCAGATTCTTACTTAACGGTGTACCATTCAGTACGAGTTTGCACTCCGCTTCCTTTGACAAAGATAGTAGTCTTTGTGTTCTTTTGGCTTCCTTGTTCTTTATCTTCAGACTTTCGTCTACTATCAAAAAGGGGTTCTTATATTCGCCTAACAGATTATGCACGTTCAGAAAGATTCTATCTGACATCCCTATGCTCTCAACTCCGTAGTAGTACATGTCCACGCCTATACCTCCCCACTTATTAATCTCTTTTTCGAGGTTCTTAAGCGTCCGCAAAGGGGCAACCCAAACGACTGCATCACACTGTGACGTCTTCACAATCTCCATTGCAGCCCTTGTTTTTCCTGTGCCTGCTTCCATGAAGATAGCACCAACCTTCCAATTCAGAAGGTTGGTTATACATTTAGTCTGATCAGTCGTTAACATCGCTTCAGATCTGATATAGTGTTATCGTTTACGGGTTTCTCCTTTGTAGGCGTGTGACGCTCGTACGTTACAGTAGGAAGCATTTTCCCACTTTCATCAAACCACCGCTGCTTCTTGTTACTATACAGAATATTCTTCTTACCTAATATCCAAGATGCAACCCAATAGGCTTCACTTTTCTGAACTTCGTAGTCTTGCCCGAATACACAACTTTTAGGGAGTATATCCTCACTGCCATCAAAGGAGCGTACTTTGTAAGCCTTATCCGATATGGGGATAAGGCTCTCAACTTTCACGGATATGCAAAGTGTCTTTTTCATATTCGTAGGCATTTATTATTGAATTTCGATGAAGCTAACAAATCTATCTGAATCACCGCAGGAGAATGTCTCTCCGTCATATCCTAAATAAATGTAAGTTGGGGTATTGTCTTTTCTCAGGATCATTAAGTTGTTCTTTAAGGTGGTCAAATGCTCGGGCGTCATGTATGATTCCCAATATTCTGCACGGTTCTGATGCCCTTTTTCGTTTGGGAAACAATCTTCTTTGGCAATATACTTGTAGTAGTCGTATTCGCTTACAATGTCGCCTACCACAAAGTTGTCTATAAAGTCTTGCCCTGCATATCCAAAAGCGATAGTTTCTATGCGTTTTCCTTTTAGTTCTTTGGCTTTTTTGAGTGTAAGATCCTGCATCTTTCCCTCTTTGTACAAAGCTCTTAGTTCTTTTAACGTTCTCATAAGATTTACAGTTTTTACGGTGTGTCTCACCTTCTTTAATTGTACACTGCAAAGATACAAAGATTATTTGATACCTGCAAGCGTTTTTCAAATTATTTTCGAAGAAAGTTTTTTTTTCTCAATATTTGACATAAAAAAGCCGTAACAGCTCAGAAACTGCTACGGCTACAAAGAAACGAGCATCGTGTTTTATTTTTCAACGGTCACGAAGCCGTTGCTAATTAGGTCGGCAAGAAAGGCATCGGGGCTGTCGGTAGAAACAAGATAACCCTCGAGTTCTCGTAAGCGGTGAGCGAAACGCACCATATATTCTTCGTCCGTGCCTTCGCTATCGAATCGACTGCCTGTGCGAAGCTGGTGAAGGAAGTCTGCTGGAGAGGTGGCGACAATTTTGTCGCCATCCTTCAGTCTGTAGGTTGTTAACATGCTGCTAATTTTTTAGTTCGTAATCTGAAGTATAACCTTTCGCTTTCAGTAAGGAAAGGAATATTCTGCAAGGTGATGTTGTTTTTCACCTTGCCTTGCTTTGCAAAGGTAATCATTTTTGCGAGAAAATGAATCCAAGCAGACATTTTAGTGAAGTTCGTTGAACCTCCGTGCTGGCGGAACTCTACCGTGCGGTGGCGTGCGTAGGCTTCGAGGTTTACCTTGTGGTAGCGGTTGTGGGCGAAAGCTGCTCTAAGGTCGCTGATATTAGTAGCTCGGTTGATGGTTGCCTCTGTAATGGTGGTAAGTCCCTTGCAGAAGCGGTTGTTGCGACGGCTTAGAGGCATAAAGTGGTCGATAACCTTCTCAAGGCGTTTGTAAGTAATAATAAGGTTCTTCCAAGTCTGAAGGTCGAACTCTGCAGCGTCCATGTGAACGTGAAGTCCGCAGGAATCGTTAACCTTAGCGTTGCAGAGGTCGAGCACCCAGCAAACCTTTTCCAGTTCCTCAAGTCCTTGCTCACCGTGGAGAATAGGGCTTACAAGTTCGAAGGTATTGTTTCCTGAAAGGCTGCTGTCGGTAACCAATTTCCAATGGTCGGTGTGGTCGGTGTGGTTGTAACCCTCAACCTCTACGCTGATGCCTGCTGCTGTAAGTTCTCTTGCGAGGCGTTCACGTGTGCAGTTGTAAGCTTCTATCTCAATACCGAAGTTGCGGTTGAAGGTGTAGTCGAGTTGTGGAAGAACTGTTGCTGCTGCCTGCGCTGCGCCCTGTGTCATTCCCTGCATCATGCGCTTGTAGACGTTCTGCACGAATCCGTAATTACCACCTGCTACAAGGTCAGCTACCTGTCTGCGTGTAAGTCCAAGGGTGAGGAGCTTCTGAATCTTAGAAGTCTTTGTTCCGTTCTCGTTGAGAATGTTCTGAATTTGCTCGTTCATAATCTTTGTTTTTTGAATGTTCTTTGTTTCTAATTGTACTGCTAAGGTAACACTATAATAGGGTACACGCAAGTAATACCGTCTTTATAATCAGCGATTTATAAGTAATTATCTATAGCTAAAGAACGATACGAAAAGAGCCGGCGCAATCGCTGCGGCGGCTCGAGTCAACCTAAACAAACCTTATGAAACTAACAACTAAAACCTATGAAACCTTTATCTGATCAGCTGAAGATACCGTGCGTAGGTGAGCCGTGTGTGAGGGTTACGGCTGATGATGTCCATGCGCACCTGCCTGCAGCCGAAGCGGAAGAAGAGAAACCGCTTGGGAACGCGGTGGACGATGATGTCGAGAGTGTCGTTGGAGGTGAGCGAACCGTGAAAGATGGAGTCGGCAATCGTTCCAGACAGGGACACCCACGGGTCATTCCATGACAGCTGCAGCTGCTTCGACGGGGGCAGGGCTGGCAGCGGACTTGCTGGACAAAGGACGGTGTCTCTTAATGTGTCATGCACCACCGTACGGAATACCCGTGTCTTAAAGTCTACGTGTGTTGCTGTAGCCGCTGTAGCCGCTTCGGATATGCGGGAAGCCTTTATCCCTGCAGCCTTGGCTACCTGCAGCAGCGTGTCGCCGCTCTGGCGAAACTCTGACGAGCGAAGCGTCAGTGCTGGGACGGAAGCCTGACTGCTGCCTGTGTTCGTCTGTTTGATTTCCACTTCTCCATTATGGAGGAGAAGGCTCTGGTTCTCCTTCAGCCGGTCACGGTCGGCTTTCATGTCGCTGTATGCGCGGAAGGCAACCAGCGCAAGGCCGGCGAAGACCACCATGAGGACGGCGGTGACGACCTGCAGTCTGCGTCTTATCTGTGTGAACATAGGCTACTGACAAATTGAACGTACTGTCTTGATCATCTGCAGCATCTGCTGCTGATAGACTGGTGAGGTGGCATACTTGCTGCCCTTGTTGTCGCAGATGCGGCGGGCGAACTCCTCGGCATCGTGGCGGTAGGGCCAGGCATCGGCATAACCGGGCTTGCGGAGCAGGCGGGTATGTTCCTGAAGGCACTCCTCAAGGGAGTCGAAGTCCTTGAATAGTCGGTAAACGGTGTAATACCATCTGTTGCCGGTCTTGCACTTGGCGATGGACACGACCTTCTCGGGTGCGGTGAATGTGCGGTTAGGTGTGTTGAAGTACTCATGGGTGAGGATAAGGACGGTATGCCCTTTCCAGTTGCTGCCACGAGTGATACCGAAGAGGTTGAACTTTCCTATGCGCGACTTGCCCCATCCGCTTTCGAGGATGGCCTGCGCCGTGACAAACTCGGGGGCGATGTCAGTAGCCTTCTGGGCTGCTGCATAGATGCTGCGTGCAAAATCACGCTGTGCTGCTGTTGCCATGATCAGTCTTTTTTGATGTATTCGCCTTTGTCATTGAAGTCTTTCAGACGGCGGACGAATGAGGTGGGAAATATGGGATAGATAGCCTGGATGTTCTCAACGCAGGAGAAGCACTCTCGCACCATCATAAACACGCAAAGATAAGTTCCTATCCACTGGGTAGTACCCACCACACTTCCATTCACCTTAAAGTTCGCAAGTACGTTGGAAAGGATGAGCAGCAGGATGTAGATAGCAATCTTCTTGCTGAACTTACTGAAGAAGGCCTCGCTTGAGGCATCTTTGTGGAGGAGATGCTTCCACACGCTTAGGATAGTGTCGATGATGATAGCGACGCCTATCCACTTGGCAAACTCCCAGTCCTGATAGAGGTACTGCGAGTAGTCGGCCACTATGGAGAGTGGCAGTGAAACGATAGATATCATGGGTAGCTTTTTCATTGTAATCTGTCTTTAATCGTGTTACAAAATTACTTTACTACGTCTGCTTGGCAAAGGACCGACTGAGGAGATGAGTTCCGAGCGTGTCAGGCGCAACACAGGAGAGCATCAGCGTCCACCCGACAGAGGATAATTCCGTGGCCACGAAGGGAATTATCTCCGCCTTGTCGAGCTCGCCCCGGGAAATCCACTTGATATTACCTTCTTCAGCATCGGCAATCATCCAAGCGTGAATCTTGGAGAGCAGGCGAAGTGTAGAGTCTGAGGAAAGCATATATTCAGCAGCGTCAGCACGGTTGGGCATCTTGTTTGCCACGGTGATAGCGATGCGCTGGGTGATCTGATAAGAATTACGTCCATCCGCTGACATATTTAGTTCGCCATAGTCAACGAACAGGAACGAGCCCACTAACTTATCGATGCGCTGCTTCAATTCCTCGAACGACTGTCCGTAGACATAGTTTGCGATCTCTGGTAGTCGCGACACATTGGGAAGGTTGTCGAGAGACTCCGCAAGGTCGTTGTAACCGGGGAACTCGCTCGATCCATTGGTAAGAATAGCACGGATTCCCTCCTTGGACGGATACTGTGCGAAATAGAGAAACTGGTCTTTGATCATACGCTATTTATTTTCTTCCAAATACGAAACAAAGTTGTCGATTTCATTTCGCAATGATTTTAATTTGTCTATGAAATCATCTGTGCTGTCATCTTCAGTCTTATGTAGCCTGACAGCCCAACTACAATCAGACACCTGTAAGAATGTGTTTCGTATTGTGTCACCATGCCAAGTGATATTACCATCAAAACAGACGACGTTGCCAGTTGATGGGGAATCGGGGCCGTTGAGCCAAACTCTCTTATTATACATACTCTATAATATTTTATTGATTACAGAGATAGGCAGCCCTACCTCTTCACTGATTTTTAATTTATCCCAGCCAAAACCCTTCATATCCTTGACCGCATCGATAGTCTTCTTGCGCAGCACCTTCAGATAAGTAAGTACGTTCATCTGCTCTATCTGTTTTGCGTTACCAAGCCCCTCCTTGGAGAGGTCGTAGAGCGCATCAGAGGCATCGGTGGTGATAGGCTGCTTGGGCTTATGCACGAACTTAGACAAGAGTGAGAATGAAGTCTTGCTGAACAGATAGTTGTTGAATGCCTGGAAATTAAACGAGATAGCTGTGAGTGTTTCGATAGGTAATCGAGCGAACACCTTAGCTAATTCGTGTGCACGTTCGGAATGATACTCTTTCTCGGGATAGTAGAGAATGGCGGCGAGCAGCGGGAGCGACTCTTCGCCTCGCTCGATAAGTGCTTGCGCCTCAATATACTGAAGAGCAGTAAGCGAGCAGGTGAGCATACTGAAGCCTGTTTCAATTCTATATCCATGATAAGAACGCTCGCCAATCCGAACAGAAGGGATGAGCTGCGCACAGAAGCAGAGGTCGATTACATATTGATAGTCGAGACGGCGCAGCACACGTGCCAACGGTATGTGCAGGCGGTAAGGATCAACACGACGACATAACTCGTAAGTATCCTCGTCGACACCATCCAGAACGCTATTGTTATCAGGATAGTTTATCTGAAACATAAATGTGAGCTGTTCGGAGATTGCAACGAGGTTGGCTATCTGTTCCTCTGAATGGAACTTGCGCTTATCCCATCCCATGAAGTCGCATAACCAGTTAATCCGAACCTCTCCTGCGGACAACTCGCCGGCCGCCATACGAAGGAAGTCGCCCACAAGGCGGATGTACTGGCGGTAGTTCATAGCGTCCCAACGGTTAGGGATGCGATGTATCTCACCTTTATATACAAGTTCAAGATCCTTCATTATGGTAGCATTATAATATTATCATCAGGATGATTGTATGCTGAATTAGAGCAGAAGTCCACTGAGGCATCTGTAGAGAGCAGCGTATCTGCATTCGAGATGAGTTCCTCTGCTTCGAGGTCAAGCCGATCAGCAAGAGCAAGCGCTGCGTCGTGTTCGTCCTTGCCCGTGCGTGAAGCGTGACTATCGTCGAAGAGATTACGGATAGTTGGAGGAAATTCCAAGATATCGAAGCGACGGAGCGACTTGGCAACGGTCTTCTTGAGCAGGGCAAGCGTCAATATCGGTTCTACACGCTCACGGTTATCATCCGTGAGTCTATCGTAGTAAGCTGACAGACGCTCGTCGAGCGTTTCCTTCTGTAAGGGAAGAATGCGGAAGAAAAAGAAGTAAGAGAGGTCTATTGGATAGATGGAGTCGAACGCTTCGGTAGTCTTTATCTTGCAACTGTCTATAATCTTGTAATATCGTGATTTTCGCCACAAAGCAGCTGGTGATGCGGTGTTCTCGCTCGTCACCTCGGTAGACATCAAGCGTTGGATGATAGAATCCATCGCATTGTAGTAATTGTCCATGTACGCACGCTTCATGCCTTCCACCTCGTACTTATACACGTCTACATGGTTCTTTCTGCGATTGATGCTGTCGAATACCAGCTGCGAGGCCATCGTCATGTTGGCCACGGCGGAACGCAGGGGCTCTGTGAGTGTTTCATCAGAACTGCTGACGATTGCATCGAACACCTCTGCGGTAATGATGGTTTCAACACGCTTCCGGGCGGTAAGACCTGACGAAAGCAGGTCGTTCAGGTCCATGTTCGTTTCGACACCTGGAGCGTACTTGCTGAACGAACCAAAATCCTTGAAAATATCTACTAATACATTCTTCATGACTGCTGCTGATTTAGTCTGTCTTTCGGTGCGATGTCTTCCTGTCGCTGTGGAACCTCACGATAAAATCCAATACGATAACCCTGCTTATAGAGGTCAGGGAAGTTCAATCGAAGAGCGAGGTTGAACGGTTCTGCACATATCTCATCTTCTGGTGTGAGCGACATGATGTATATGAGGTAGTTGTAGTAGGCGTCAGAGCCTGACTTGCTGATCACACCGTCCTTGCTGACGGCCGTAATGGATGCGTCCAAGCCAACGCTTGACAGTAAGGCTTCTTCTGCTCGCTTATCGTAGGAAATCAACGCCTCGATATACTCCTTATACTTCAGGTCGATGGTCTCAATCTTCCACTGCTGCTCGTTGCCCGAGCTGTCCATGAATGAAATAGAAGAGTAGGCCTTGCCTTGATTGTCAGCACCGCTCAGATAGTCGCCTATCTTGCGCAGCTCCAACCGCATATACTCCACCAATAGCGACTCACGGTATTCCGTGCCGATACTGATACCGTTGTACTTGACGAGCTCCTGCTTCTTGGAATTGCGTATCTTATTCTCCTCGCACAATTTCATCAGCTGATTGCGCTTGCTCGACACCCATGCGTTCGGGATGATGATGTGTATCTTCGCTGCAAGTGAGTTACGCAGGAAGGAGTTAATATAAGAGGCGGTCTTGTTGCTACCTTGAATATATGGACGTGCGCCCTGGTGTGTCTCATTCACTCCATAGAACTCGTCGACTGATTTCTCACGGTGGTGCGACACGGCTGCAAAGAGATAGTTGTCAACCTCTGACAATGCGAACTTTGGATATATCTTGTAGTTACCCATGCCGTATGTCCAGCGTCCTACAGCTATGTTGTTAAAGTCTCCATAGTTAATCTGATCGTAGGCTACATCCTTACGAGTAGTAGCAAGACGGCAGTGCTTATTCTCTAAAGGTTCCAATCCTGCCACAGGTGGCATACCGATACGCTTACCACGTGAGAACCTCCACTTAACGAAGTAATCACCGAACCAGTAGTAGTTCTTGATACAGGTCTTAGCGAACTCCTGTACGGATGTTTCCATTCCATGCTCCTGCCAGGAGTTCAACCACTCATCCCACGCAGGCAGTGCAGTGTACTCACGTCGCAGCTTGCCGTTCTCTACTGTCTGCATGTAGGCGCATGGTCCATTGCCGTACAGCATCTTGATCTCCTTGCTATACAATCGAGGAAGCAGGCGGTTCTGCTTAATCTCCATCGTTACCTCTTCGCACAGTGCGTTGTTCATACCACGCATACATACCTGGTATCCGTTCACGCTCATCCACTGGTGTTCATGCAGGAACGGATGCCTGCCCTGCGGCACGAGCAGCCCAGGCGCATTGAACACCTGCGGTCCCTCTCCTATCTGGAAGGAGAGCACGTTGCCGTCCGTGACGTATGTGCCGGCGTTGCCGTATAGTTCGATACTGTCTGTCATAACCAATTTATCTTATGTAGTTTATATCCGTCCTGCGGGAAGCCCATGTACCTGATGAGGATGCGATAGCACATCTTCGGGTTGCCGTCTCCGTCCGTGAAGAGAAAGTAGTTCTCCGAATCCACTGCGAACCTGTCCTCCGGCAGCTGCGTACGGTACTTGCAATGTTCCTTGATCACTATCTGCTCGCCTGCCATACCCTGTGAACGGGAGTAGGGGAAGAAGCACAGCGTGAAGTCGCCCTGCGGCATTCTGCTGATCTCCCTCGCCCACTGCATCGCATCGATGCCGTTCATCTCGATCGTCTTTCCCATCACCTGCGAAATTATGCAATTTCACTCCTTTCGCAAAGGACGGAGGAACAGCCCCTGCCGTCATATTTCCCGCCTTTTGCGAGGTTGCACCTCAATACGCCGAATCAGCGGTGCGTGGTGATTTCCGTTGTTTATTTAATTTTGTTTTTTGTTTTCAAAACGTAAACCGTTGACTTTCAATAAAGTGAGTTTTTGACCTCTGCAAATAACCCTCGTTATTGTCGATTTTCAGACACTTATTATATTATATCCGCTACATTATCAGGCGTTAAATAGTGAGATTTTCGGGCAAATCATCGGGATAACTGCTTAGTTCCTTCTTGATTAGGTCAGAATAAAGACCATATAAAAGGTAAATCATCGCACTTGGAAGCTGTGTTGTCAGTCCTGGTCTTCGCTTGAGTTCCTCCTTCTTCTCTGATGCTTTGTCGAGTTCTATTTTACCGTTTGTTTTTTTCAACGGACTGATAAGAATAGCACTGCAAAGGTTAGGGCATTCGTTCTCATCAATGCGTACCTTCGGAAGTAAAGGAAGCCTCTCACCAAAGAGCAACTGACAAAGGCGGAACTGCTGCCAGTGGTAGATGGTAGGAGCACCGTCGTTGTAAAGAATAACTGAAAAGCCGTAACTCTCTAAGGCTGCCTTCATCGTCAGTGAGTCAGTAGTTATCTGCTCTAATTCCTCACGTGTCTTGTTACCAGCACGGTCAGGATAAAGGTGTATTACCTTATTCACTGCATCTGTACCAAAGAAAGAATACACCTGTTGTGCAAGGTTCTGCTGGTCGTCGGGTATGTATGCCCAAAACTCCTTAATTATATCAAACCGACTACCATAGTCTTTCTTCTGTCCAACGATGAGCGATTGGAAGTTACCAGGGTCATAACCAATATAGAGCGGTTCACGCTTATCGTAGTGGCGAAGATAGCGAGCGGTCAGTGTGAAGTGGTCTTTGAGGTTCAACTTCAAAATTTGGTCATAGATATAGCTATCTTTGAACTGGTGTCGCTCGTGGTCGTAAGTAGTGAAGAACTTGTTAGTCACCTCCTTATGTCGAATAGCACAGATTGCGGTTAGGAACTCATCCATATCGAGCGTGTCAAGCTGGGTCTTGAAGAACTTAGGACCAAGAATATCCTTGTTGCAGAATGATGAAGCACGGATATAGTAGATTGCGTTCCTTCGCATATCCGCCAAGCGTGGTTTCCATCGGGCAACAAAAGTGTTAAGACGTTCATTCTCCAGTCTGATTTTCTCCATCGTGACAGGGTTCTTTGTATTGCGCAATTCCTGCTGAAGCATAAACTGCTTGTAGAGCGACTGATTGATAGCAAGCGAAACACTGGCTATCTCCTCGATGAGTTGTCGGTCCATCTTGTTTTCGTATTCCTCAAACCAATCGTCCTCACCCAAATCGACACGGGCCGTATCACTCACACCTGTCACACCTTCATAGTAGGCAGAGCGACGGATGTCGGCTGAACCACCACGAAGTGAAGGGAAGAGTCGTGACTTTAGTTTTTCTCCGCTATTGTGCTTCATCTCCTCGACGAAAGCGTGGACGGCATTACGACCAGCGACACTCTCAGGCTGATCTGAAGATACTAACTGAAGGTGTGCACCATTGCGAAAGATGACCGAGTGCTTAGCGTAGGCAATAGGGTAGCGTGGTCGACGGAAGTGTGAGGGTAGCTTCGCTTCGCCCACTACATAGTCGATGCCATACTCCAACATTGCACGCTGCTTGCCATTCACGATGACAGGACGAGAGAACGAAGCCTGAATGTTAGGCCAGACGTTTGTCATTAGTGCAACGTAAGTCTTATGTACAAGGAACGAGAGTTCACCAGGCATATCATTCGTTACTCGGATAAGACGAGGAACGATAACGCCCTCCGTCTTACCAGTAGCACGTGCCCATTCTGCATAGAGCATATTAGGGTCGATGATGTTCGCCAACAGCTGAACACGGTTCATATAGTAGTGCTCAAAGTCGACTGTTGGCTGTTGAGTATTGGGTGTTGGCTGTCCGTCAATCATTTGGAATCTCCTCTACTATTTCTGCGTCTTGAATGTCAGCATCACGCAGCAGTCGTTTCTTCTCCTTCTGCTCGATAGGCAGCGAGTCGATAAGCGTAACATAAAAGCCTTGATTGTGTTTCGCTGCAATGTCCTTAAGGCTCTTCTTGGAGAAGCCAAGTTCCTCTGGAGTTAGTTCAGGTGAAATCAAGAAGAGAACTCCTAAATCCCTGTCAGCTTCTGCTATCTCGGAAGACCTGCGACGGCACTCAAGGGCTGCATCATAGCACGACTTCATACCTTTATAATCGCGATTGAGGGCGCAGAGTTTAGCAAGATCCTCATACTTATTTGCAAAATTGCTTTCCCAAACCTTTATAGGAACATTGCAATCAACTTGGAAGTAGTTGATTGCTTGATAGATTCTCGCCATGCAAGTGCGTTCCTCTATCTTTATTCGTTGCTCTGCATTAATACGTAGCTTCAGTTTCTTAGCTGCTCTTGTTATGTTACGTTCATGCTCGAATATTTCAGCAGACCATTGTAACTGCTGCAAGAACAGCTTTACATCTTTGGGAATGCCGTCACATTCTCCATTCGTCAAGAATGCAGATATAAGGTCAGGGTGGATGGAGTCTAACTTCTCAATTTCACTTTTCATATACCAAATAGTTGTTGGCGGAGGTCTTTCTCAGCACGCTCATTCTTACGCTCTTCAAGTAAAGTTATAGATTCGTTATCTCCTTTCTCTGCTTTCTTAGCAAGTTCAGCGTCTATGTTGTATTCTCCAAGTGCGAGGCCTTGCAGGTAAGCTTCGTAATACACATCACCAGGAATAGTTATGCGGTATAACAAAGCTTCTCGCTTGGCTTTTCTTAAGCCAAGCAGCTGACAAATACGTTCGGAGGTGTAGTTTAACGCCCCGAACGTTCTGATTTGATTCACATACTCATCTGAAAGAATTTCTTTTTCTGCTAATTCTGACATAGAATTATTTTTTTAGTATCATCTGCCGATAAGACTACGCCATCTCTCTCTAACAGAATAGGCTGTTGCGGAAACATTGACATAAATCTTCTTACAGTTGCTGATACATATTTCGGGTCGATTTCCATACCATAACCAATGCGGTCCGTCTGTTGACACGCCATTATAGTAGAACCAGAACCCGAGAACACATCGACAACAATATCACCATTCTTCGTACTATTAGTAATAGGATATGCCATCAGTGCAATAGGTTTCATGGTCGGATGGATTCTATTAGCTTTTGGCTTATCGAAATTCCAAATTGTAGTCTGCTTTCTGTCAGAGTTCCAAAAATGAGCAGCACCTGGTTTCCAACCGTATAGACATGGTTCGTGCTGCCATTGATAGTCTTGCCGACCCATCACAAGAAAATCCTTGACCCAAATACAGCACTGTGCAATCTTGAATCCAGCTTCTCGAATAGCCCTACGGAAATTCTCACCTTCAGAGTCTGCATGGAAAACATAAAATGAACCCCCAGTTTTGACAATGGAAAACATAACATTGAAAACAGACTGCAAGAAGCGAAGGAACAAGTCATTCTCCATAGAGTCATTCTGAATCTTTAGCTTGCTGTCTCCTCCACCTTCGTAATTAACATTATAAGGAGGGTCTGTTAGAATCATATCTGCAACTCGTCCATTCATTAGGGTAACGATATCCTTTTTCGAGCGACAATCTCCACACATCAATCTATTGTCACCAAGCCTGAAAACATCGCCTGGACGAGCAAAGATATCATTATCCTCTTGTGGAAGGGTGTCAACGACGTCCTCTTGTATCTCTGTTGTATCACTCTCAGAAGTAAACAGTTTATCAGTCCCGATAGAGAAGTCATTTTGTTTCACTTCATAACCAAGATTGAACTTTGCAAGATCATCGCTACTGATATTATATTTCGTAAATAGAAGAGTATCAGGATTCTTCTGGGCGAATTCTGAATTATAAGCCGCTATTTCTTCGACAGCTTCTTTTTTATTAGATGCTTGGATTTCCTCGTAGGGAATCTCAGGAATTTTGAAACCATAGGAGCGAAGTCCAAGGAGAGCCTTCCTTCGTTGGTGTGCATCAATAATCCACAGTTTACCGTCAGGGTCTTTCCATACCTTGAATGAATACTTGAAACCACGAGTGATGATGAGCATCTGAAGCTTCGACAGTTTGTCTGCATCAGGCTTTTTGAAGTCTTCCTGAAGTTCGATAAAAGAGTCCAGCGGGGCAGTCGGCAGACCGCCCAAATTAAAAACTTTTATGCAATTTTCCATTGTCATGATTTGTTATGTTGTTCAAGAACCATTTTGAAAAGTCGCTCCTTTTCTTGATATCTTTCGAGGTTCCTTTTATCAGCTTCTCTTTTCTCTTTACGATCCTTGCGCTTGATATACGATCTGTAACGCTTGATGTTGTCGAGAACATTCTTGTGCCGGCGGAGGAACTCTGCTGGATCGGAACGGAGCAACTTTATGAGCTGGGCTATCTCTGAGCGTCCGAAGAGTATCGGGTGTTTGCAGAGGAACTTACCAGTATCGTTGAAAGATTGCAGCTCGGCAAATGCTTGAAGATTGCGGATGCGCAGTTCTGCCATTTCTGCAACAGCCTGTGCGGTTGGCTTTGTCTCCAGCAGTTCGTCGAGCTGCTTCATCTTGCGCCAAGTGTTGATGCGGTCGTTATAAATGACGGTTGCCATCTGCACGTCCGCATCAAATAGGTTTTCCCAGTCTATTTTCGGGTACTCTTCTTCTTTTTTTTTGGAGCAGCTTTCGCTTCATCCTCCTTAGAAGAAGCATCGTCCTTATCCTCTGAAGGCGCAGTAGGTTCCTCTGATGATTGCTCTGTAGACTCGTTATCTTCAGAACCCTCTTCAGATGACTCATCGCCACCCTCTTCTTCCGATGGGTTCTCGTCACCTTCACCACCGTCAGCGTCTGGGCTTTCATCTCCATTGCTATTGAGTGTTTCAGGATCCTCGTCGCCATCTTCAGAAGAGTTGTTGGCGTTGTTGTTATCATTATCCTCGTCAGCTGTTTGATTAGCAAACTCACGTCGATTACGTACGATTTCGTCATGTTCGCAATAATCGAGAAGTAAGAAGAGTATCTCCTCGTGATTCTTCTCAGGCGAGAGGTCGAAGCGTGTGAAATCGGTAAGGTGAGGTGCTTTCTCGTGCAGCAGGGCAAGGTCGGCTTCCACAACTGTTGGGCTTACCAACTTATAGAAGTGCGTTAATTTCTCTTTTGCGCTGTACATATTTCTCAATTAAATAAGTAAAAAATAAGAGCCTTTCCCCACGTGAGTTGCAACTCCCCTCCCTTTCGGGGAGGGGTCGGTGGAGAGGTTCGAAGTTAGGCTTCTGTTCTTGAAACCTCGACAAGTGTCGTGGTGTCGAGTACACGGAAGGTGATAGACGCGCCCGTCTTGGCAGTCCACGTAGCCCCCTCCTCGAGTACGAACGTAGAACCGTCGGCGATGGTGGCAGCCTTGTCAGTACCCGCACCGATGAGCGTGATGTAACGTCCCTTGTCGCTCTTGCTGAGTCCGCTGACCGTAGCGATGGCGGCAGCCGATGATGTCCCGTTAGGAATCGTGTAGGTGTTGCTGCCTGGCGTAATGGCGATGGCTGTCGCACCTGCTGCAACGGCAGTAGCGGCTGTGACGGCAGGATTGCCGGTGTAAATCAGCGGGAGGTCGACAGAGCTGCGCTTGAAGGTAAGGGTGGTGTAACGGCCGTCCTTGTCGTCCTTCGTCTCCGTGTTGGAGAGGATGATCGGACGCTCGAGTTCGCCTACGATGTACCACTCCTTCTTCTTGATGTGCTTGTAGAGTGCGATGAACTTACCACCGCTGTACTCCTCAATGAAGTTATAGAGATTGACACGGGCACCGCCCATCACTATTACGAGCTGATTTTCTCCCGTCGTGGTGATGTCGCCCTTCTCTGTCGTTCCCGTGAAGGTGGGGATGTCGTGCGCCTCGAAGTAATGAGGTATCTCATTCGGTTTCAGCGGAATGGGTGCCACCTCACGGTTGGCATTCGGCTGCGGAAACTCCTTTGTGCGGTCGATCTGGTCGAGCGCAATGAGATAGACGATGTAAGAGATGGCACTTCCGTGCGTGTCACGGTCAGACACATCGTCGACGTGTCCGAGCATGGCCATAGAGGCAAGGGAGATACAAGAACCTGTTGCTGCACCGATGGAATGATCTATCAAGGCAGCCAACAGCATGAGCACACCAAAGATGGCAAACGTAGCCATGAACATATTGCGAGCCTGGCGGTTGGCATAGTTAAGTCCTTTCATCGGATTGTACGCACGGTGGCGTTTTTTTATATTGGGCTTTTTCATTTCTTTTTCTGTTAATGATAATTACTTTCTTAAAGAAAGGGACCGGGAAGACAAGCCGTTACCGAGGCTTTCCGTCCCTTTGACTCTCCTCCCAGTCCCTTAATCATTCGTCTACCGGGCACCCGGCACATTCGGCTGCAGCTCCTTGTTGATGGTGCGCTTGCCGCCGACGCAACGCTCCAGTTCACGGAACTTGTTGTCGCTGCCGAGAATCACCATGATGTAGTCGCCAACAGCCGTGGCGGTGAAGGCATCCGTGATGCTGTCGAACTTGCCGGACTTGGCGATCTTCGGCAGCTTCGTCTTGTCACCGCACTCAATGCAGTAAGCCACACCCGCCTTCGCATTCTCGATGTCGGTAAAGGTCGCCTGTGTCGTGGTGCTGTCGGTGATGTGCCAGAAGCCGTTGTTTCCTTCGACTTTGTCGGTGATGGTTGCGGCAAAGAGGTTGATGAATATCTGCTGCCACTCGTAGTGGTTCTTGTCCATCTCCTCCTTCGTAGCGAAACGTCTGCCGGTGAACGAAGCAGAAGTACCTTCTTTCCACACGCTCCACGCGCGCACCTGCTCCATGTTTTCCTGCATCTTCACAGAGAGCATCTCGCCCGGTACATACTCCAGGAACTGGATGTTGCCCGGCTCGTGCAGCATCATGAACGGTGTCTGACCGAGGTAAGGCAGCCAGATGATGCGCATCGTGGTGTCAGGAACGACGCTCAAAGCACCCATAGGTCCGGTGAAGTCGGTGTCCTTGCCGTAGGCGGTGCGCACGTTCTTGATCCACCATGCCTGATGGTTCTTGTTCAGATAGACTACGTGGTTGTCGAGGTCCATGTCTTCCGTGATGGAAGCACGGACGTCGGCAATGAACTCCTGAACAGCTGGGAGGAAGGTTGCCTGCGTGTAGGTGCGATATGTACTCTCATCGTGTGGCTTGATGTCGTACTGGTGTACATAGCGCAGCAAGGTGTAGAGAACACCAGTAGCAGCATTGAGGTAGCTACCTGCAACACCCTTGTCAGGTTTCACGTAGATACCACGCATACGGCGTTTGTTCTGCTCAACCTGTGCAGCACGGAGGGTATTGAGCAACTGGTACTCAATCATCGTCCACTTGATAGGGTCAGAACCCTCCTTGTTGAGATAGCCGATGTACTTACGCTCGAGTTCCTTCATCGGTCCCCATTCCATCTTGATCATGGCGTCGTCTACATAGCCCATGTGGTTTTCAATCTTCATGCCGCCCTTGAAGACTTCACCTGCCTGGTAAGCCTGTGACACTTCATCGAAGAAGGCATTAAAAACAAGTCCACGGTCCTGATAGCCGTATGCGACTGGGAAGAACTGAGTAAGGTCGCGAACCTGCAGAACACGTGCGATGAGTGCATCCTGACGGAGTACGACGAACTGGTCGCCTACACCGGCGTTGTCTACGCCTTCATAGTTGGTGGCGTAAGTTCCCTTAGCCAATGCAGCAGCGTCAAGCATTTTGTTCTGCTGAAGATACTGGTAACGGTTCTTGAGCGACTTGGCATAGTTGCAGGCTGCTTTGTAGAAAGCGACACCGTCCACCTGGTCGTCAACTTCAGGCAGTGCAGCTGCAGCACGTGGGTTGGCAGCGATCTTGTTCCAGCGGTCTTTCATTGAGAAAAGAGAATGCTCGATGCCGAAGAGGTAGTCGGCCGTGTTGGCAAAACCGTTCACACTGAGAGGAACAGCATTGACCGTCTGTGCAGGAACATCAGGTGCAGGATTTGCGCCCATCGCCTGAATATCGGCACGCATACCCTTGATGCCTTCGAGGATGCCTTCAAGCGTGGCGTTGCCCTGCGGTGCAGGCTGCTGTGTGCCGTTATCGTCAGCTGTCGATGATGGCTCGCCGCCGGCAAGAACAGACTGGATTGTGTTCAGCATGGTCTGGAACTCCTCCGCCTGCCGGGCAGTTTTCTTTGCAGCCTGTTCGGATGCGATATCATCAGCGAGCGTACTCTGGTACTTCTTCTGATACTCTGCAACGAGCGCGTTGAATTCATCCTGAGAAAGGCTTTTGTCTGCGAACTTCTGCTTGAAGCCGAGAAGCTCGATGACACTTGTCAGTTTTTCTTTTAAACTCATAAATAACAAAAAATTAAAGTAAACACATTATATATTGTAAATGGCAGTCTCCAGTTTCTTTGCTTCAGTATATTCACGACCCATCGTCGAAGCCTCTGAGATTGCTTCAACCATCGTTCTGCTGCCGTCTGCAAGACCTATTTCTACGGCTTGAGGAGTATAGAAGGTCTCGCCACGCAGCACCGGTGCGTCATCAGGTAGGTCGGCGAGTTTACTCCGCTGTGAACGGACTTCATCCAAGAACTGCACATTCATCGGGTCGAGTATCTCTTTCACGAACTTGGCATCCTTCCCATGTCGAAGATCATCGAACACCTTATTCTTCAGATCAGAGTTCGTGGCCTTTGCTTCAACTTTCTTGATGCCGAGTTTTGCAAAGTAAGGCTCAAAGTCGTAGAAGCTGCACATAGTACCGATGCAGCCTACATAATCGTTCTGTGTCATTGCATAGATACGCTGGCCGTGACAGCCGATGTAATATCCGGCCGAACAGCACATCTGTTCGTAGAAGGTGAGGATAGGTTTCTCGCAGCTACGCAGTGTTTCGCTGAGACGGTCGAGGTACCACGCTTCACCGCCGGGGGAATTGATGTGCAGGAAGTGACAGGAGATCTGCGGGTTGGCTTCGGCTGCAAGAAGGTCTGACTGGAGCTGCTTGCTTGAGAACCAGTAATACGAGTCGGCCATTACGGTTCCGAACACACGGTGATAGGAAATACTGTTGTCAGGCAGCTGCTCATCACTGAACTCATCAGTAAGTGTAACAGGGGCGGTATTCTCCTGGTTTGTTGTCTTCAGAATATCCAAGAGTGCGATATGAGATTCAAGCTGATACCAGGTATGGGTATCAAGATAGGCTATCATTTCAGCTTTAGTCATGCCGAACGCAGCCTTTACCTCGGGATTATCTTGCGTTTTACCATTGAGTGGAAACGCAGTGAGCATAGCCTGTCGGAATCCATCAACGGTAATAAACAAGGGTTTCCCCGAAGAGAGTAGAGACTGTAATTCTTTCATCAAAATTATTTTTGATGCGAATTTACTATATAATAAGGTGTAGGCAAAAGACCTACAAAAGAGGGTCTGTAAGCATTTTACACTTGATAACGAGATTGGCGGAGGTGAGATTTGAAGAAATCTGGACTCGTGCAGGAATATTGGATGTGCCGATATTATGAGTTTTCCTATCGGATGTCTTGACAGTGACGATGGCACTTCTCTCTACAGCGAAGGTCCTACGGGTTTCCTCGTCGGGTAAGTCTATTACTATGGTTTTGTCGCAGTTCCAATAATTACCAGCTTCATTGTCAGTAAGTTGTGGAATATACGAAAAGATGTCTGCAACGAAATCATACATTTTTTCCTTTCCGTGCCCGTCCGGATTTACAAGGCTCACCTGAATGGCGTTTAAGAACTCTAACATAATATATAACTTTTGAGTGACATAAATAGCAGTTCGGTATGTATTAAAAAACGTTAATCGGTTGCTACTTTTTGATACTTACGTGTCTTCTTCGGTCGGAGGCGGTTGCGGAAGCGATAATAATTCTTCAAGAGAGCATCCGAGGAGATGGACTTCAGCCGGTAGGCATGGATGAAGTCGTAGATGACATCGAGGTTCCTGCGCCGCCGGCCGAACTCCTCGTTCTCCAGCAGAACACGGTGCAGTTCGAAGTTGAACATTCTTCGTATCTGAATCTCTATCTCCTTGGCTGCTGCCGGGGACAGGTAGTTGTAATAAGCCGGGTCTTTCCAAGGGCTGCACGCCGTCCCGGCCTTGCGGAAAGGGAGGTGGATGCGGAGGTTTCCGTCTAAGACGTCCGGCTGGTTGCTGCGCTGCCTGGCCATGTTTTCCCAGACACAGAAATACAAATCTGTATTGCATGGAATCTTAATGCCACCAGTAGCATCATTTTTACAATATTTTGCAGATATATATTCTGCAAGATACTGTTCTATTCGGATTGTTACCACTCGTTTCGCAGTCCATTTTTCTTTCTCCATATCTTTTTTCGGTTTTTAGCGTCCTACCGTCCTACATTCCTACAAAATCAGGCTTAACTAATGCAAAATTACAGATTATCAATGAGATAATAAAATTTTACCACTCAAAAGTTTTGTTATTTCACCCTCTTTTTCTATCCTACAATCCTACAAAAACACATATTTTGTAGGACGACGAATCCAAAACAGAGAAAAACAAGAAAAGTCCTATTTCCTACAACGTCCTACAATCCTACAAATAAACAATAAAATCCTATTTCCTATAATAATAATATAACTATTTGATTTATAGGTATATATGTATATTATAGGTTTGAAAAGAAAAACGATTTGTAGGATTGTAGGATTGTAGGACGGTGTTTTTCTGAAAATTTATTTTTCAAAAGTCGTGTTTTCCTTGTTTCTTCTGAAAATTGGGGGTACGGGGGATTTTTCGCCGCCTTATGTGGTTTGGAAAGTGATAAAGAATGTGAGTTAGATAAATGAAAATGAGCCGTGCCTATTCATCCGAACTGGCACGGCTCTGCTTGAGGAATAATCGAAACCTTGATTAAAAAGGTTCGGCACTTCCGTCTGCCGGTTCAAATGGCAGATCTTGCGGAAGAGGTTTTTTCTGTGGTTCTTCAGTTGTGTTCGTTGCTTCAGTCTTGACCGGCCTGCTGTCTTGACTGCCGTCTTCAGGATATTCTCTTCTGTAGTCTATGTTGTATGACTCGACAAACTTGTCGTAGTCTATGATGATTGCGCTGGTAGATGTGCTCTTCTGCTTGCGAATCTTAACCATCGTTACCTTGTCATCGTAGCGGACATCGTCGACTGTTTCTTCCCACGTGAATCTTCTCGAAGAAACAGTACCGATGTAAGAAACATGACTGCGCAGATTCTGCTCGATGGTTGACAGTGTGCTGCCTTCGTTGTTGTAGCCACTCCTGTCGAAGATACTGAATACTGCACTCAAGCGCAGGAACATGATGTTTGAACCTGCTTCGAAGGTGAAGGTCTTGGAGTCGCCACGTGAGTCCTTACCTGTGACTTTCTTGGGCTGCTCGATAAGGAATTCCCTGCCCTCGATTATCTGCTTGGTGTCAATCATGTTGTTGACGGCCGTGAAGAACATGGCCAGCTTGTCCGTGCTCCGGATGAGTGAAAGCTGGAAACGGATCTTCTCCTGTGCGATCTTGAAGAACTCTGCGTAGGTGAACGGCAGCCGGAGGCTGGAGTACTGTTCTATCAGCTTCACAGTGCCGAGGAACAAAGAAGCTGTCTTCATCAGGCGGTCCATTTCACCGGAATTGATTACATCTTGCTTCAGCTCATTGTATGCCTCCTGCTTGAGATGGCGGAAGTGATCCATGAACATAGGCCGGAGTTCAAGAATCTGAAGGAGGACATTTGACAAGCCGATCTTGTTCGGGTCTTCAATCGTTTTCAGCTCTTCGAAGATGCGCACCTCTTCTGGTGTGCGGTTACGAGGCTTCGGTACTTCACAGACGATTACACGACTCATCAGGGCGTTGTCATCACGCTGCGGCGTCTCTTGGCCGCAGATGATGACAGGTGCGAACACCTTGTCGTTTTCTATTTCCCTTCCTGAAGTCCCCTTCCGTTTCTGTTTGCCGTCACCGTCATAGACGATACCTTTCAGTGCCTGGAACTTGGTGTCGCTGATATCCTTGTTGTTGTACTCGTCAAGTACGACAGGAACATCCTTGAACATACCCATGATGGTGGCCATGGCGGCATCGGTACCAGTATTAAGGTTAAAGATAGGAATGTTAGGCGAAATGAATAGCGAGCGGATGGATATAGCGATCTGTGTCTTACCTGACGACATCGGACCCATGAAGAAAGGGGCGGTGAAGAGCCTATCGATACAGTGGATGTTGCTTCTGAAGGCGCACATGATAGCGAAGACTAAAGCCCACTTGCCATTATCGTTAATCTTATACACCTGGTTCATGAGCGAAGCCCATTTCTCGAAACTTACCTTCTTCTCAGCTGGAACCTCCTTGTATACGAGCTGACTTATCAGTTCGTACTTATCTGATTGCTTCCCACTTCCTGCGTAGATGGTTGAGAAAGCAGGGAGATAATAGTTGTTCTTGTTGTGCGTGACCACACCCAGTTCATTGACCGGGTCAAACCGCCATGCGCCCTCTACGTTGTGGAATATGCCGTTGGCGAATGCGAAGAACTGCTCGTCGGCCTTGCGGCTCATCCCCTCGCTCTGCTGATTACCATAGGTTTTGACCTCTGAACACATAACGAAATGCCGGCTCATATAGGTCTTGATGGCCTTCCACTGCCATTCCTCACCATTGAAGTTCACCGCTTCGTAGTTGATGAGCACTTCTTCTATCGACGACATCTTCAGCATGGCCTTGGAAGGGATCTCGATGTATATCGGTGTCTCGTAATATCTGCGGTTGATGCGCAATACACGCTTGTTCTGCTCGAAATCGTCTGAAAAGATATGGAGCAGCGGAGTCATGAAGAAGTCGGCCACCTGCGTCATTCCGTTTCCGTTCTTATTGCGGAACATATAGCACACCGGTTCGCTCTTCTTGTTGAGCCGCGGGTAATAGCCGCACTCTTTCCACATCCTCCTGTACTCTTCGTTCTCCTGTACATAGTCTGGAGGCTCGTTCACGTCAAACTCTTCATCCTCGAGGTTGTCTGCCTGCATGCTGACCTTCATCGCTGACTTGCGCTTGAGAACGAATGGTTTTCTTATCTCGTCAAACTGTCCCTTCGTCAGCTTGAGTACAGAGCAGTAATGATTTCTGTTTATGGTTATAACGGTGTCGTCAGCGTAAGATGTCAGTTCGATACAACGTGAGACGAGAGGAACACAATCTCCATTGAAGTTCTCGAGGAACTTACCGTGCAATGCGATGTAATAGTCCAGGAACGAACCTGTACTATCGCTGAAGGTCATTTCTATCTTGATACCTGCACGATACATCTCTGCAAGAGTATGCAGGTAGTTGTTTTCGTCTCCGTCATCGGCGATGCTGCAACCTGTCTCTGACGAGACGAAGTAGCAATAGACACGTCGTAGTTCCTGAATGTCATTGCCCGACGGCCGACCGGACACGAATACGATGGGTTCTTCGCCGTAGCCGTCGAGGAAATCCTGCATAACAGAGGTGATAATTGCAGGGCGGTCGCTTTCGATATTCTCCTTCAGCGCATCGATACCGAAGATACCAGTCTGCGTGTTTGTCTGAACGGATGATTCCTTCAGCCTGGTACGGATGCTTCGCACCTTGTTGTCTATAAGGCCAATCCTGCTTCTGAAGTCTTCTGCAATGGACTTGACGTATTCGAGGCGCAGAACGGAATCCTGTACACACGCTACGAGGGAACAAATGGAATTCAAACAGTCTGTGATAACTGTCTCATCCTTGCAACCACGTGGAAGAAGCATACGCTTGAATGCTTTGGGGAAAGGTTCCGTCAGTCCCTTCAGCTTTTTTGCTGTAAGACTGCCGTTCGCCTTTGCAAACTCGTCGGGATCCATACCTTTCTCGAGACGGATGCAGCGTACTTTTGCGCCGGCCTTCAGCAGCAGCTCGCAATTTTTCAGCGATGCCTTGATGCCGGCAGCGTCGGCATCGTAAATCATGATGATATCATCTGTGAAGCGAAGCAGCAGCTTTACTTGGTCATCGGTGAATGCCGTCCCGCTTCCACCGACTACATTCTCTACACCAACCTTATGCAGAGACATAACGTCAAACTGACCTTCGACAAGATACGCGAAGCCTTCCTTTCCTATGCTCTTGCGTGCCTGGTATAATCCGAAGATGTGTTTCCCTTTCGTGAACAGTGGCGTTTCACCCGTGTTCACATATTTGCCTGTCCTCTCTCTTGGAGTAACGATCCGGCCGGAGAAACCTATGACATGACCTTGCATATCATAGAACGGGAACATTAATCTGTCACGGAACCTGTCGTATAAGCGACCTTCGCTATTACTCAGTACATCTACTTCCTGCAATAGCTCTTGTGAATATCCGGCTTTTGAAAGTTCTGAAAGGGCGAGGTTGCCCATGGGAGCATAGCCGACGCCGAAGTCGGTCAGTGCTTTGTCTGAAAGGCTATACCCACGGGAAGCAAGAAAGCTCTCTGCCTGGGCAAGGTTCTTCTGAAAGAACTTCGCTGCGGCATCTATTGCGATACGCTGCGCCTCCTTCTTCTTGTAAGCGGCTTCCTCCTCCGGAGAGAGTTCCTTTGCAGGAAATTCTATTCCGGCCTGCACGGCACACCAGCGCAGGGCTTCCATAAAGCTGAGGTTCAGATGGTGCTGCACGAAGGAAATTACGTCACCACTCGCTCCGCATACGAAGCAGTGGTAGGTCTGCCTTGACGGACTGACGACCATAGAAGGAGAATGGTCGTCGTGAAAAGGGCACACACCCTTGTAATTCGCACCCGTCTTGTGCAGGTGCGTAAAGGTTTCTATTACATTTACAATGTTTAAGGCCGACTTGACCTTTTCAATGAAAATCTTGTCAACCATAATTTATTCCTCGGTTTCCTCAAACAGATCCAACTGGCGTGAACCAAGCGCCTCCTGCATCGTTATGCCAAGATAGTCTGCCACGGCAGCATACTCTTTACCGCTGATGGCCTTTCTACCATAATATAAATCCCAAAATCGACGCTGATTAATTCCTGTTTCCGTGTAAAAGACTCTCGTTGGAGTGAAGTCTTCCGGGTGGCGGAATTTTATCTTCAACATCTCCATAAGAATATTGCGCTTAACCTGTAGACCGACAGTAAGGCGGTTACGTAAAGCAAAGAGGCGAACGGACATTGCGCTTCTGTTCAGTTCCCGTCCCATCTGTTCAAACGACAACTTGCCAAGATTCTGCTTAACGAAAGTGATGTCGTTTTCTGTCCACCGTTTATTTGATGATTTGTTTCTAATCATATCTATAGGAGTGTAAGATGTGAAAACTATTCGTGAAAATCCATCCGAGTTAGTGCTTGGTTATACTGGTGGTCAAATCGCATGATCATTATATTTTCGGTTGGATGGATACGCCCAAAATGAGTCTGAATATATACTCGAAGTGCTTCGTGTAATAGACGAAGTTCTCGTTCTGACAAATCTTGGATAGAGAAGTTACCCCAGTTATCTTTATCTATAAACATGACTTTCTTAGATATTCTGTTAGTCCCTGCCTGATTTTCTTTCGTTCTGACGGAGTTAATGTTAATTTTTTTGTACGATCCTTGAAAGAAAACCTTAAGCTCATCCTAAAGCCCATTTTACGAAAGGCTTTTTTTCTTACTTTCCGTATGCTTGTCATAGTTATTCAAATTTAAGGTCATACAATTTGTTTCTGTTAAGAGGGCAGCCTTTCACACGCTCCCATACACCATCCTCATTGGGTGCAATATATATGTCTTTTTTCAGACCGGTAGTGAAAGCATGACCGTTTTCATCCCATACGATACCTTTGCTGCCCTGGTGAGCAGTGACTTGACGGACATCAGAATGTCTTAATTTCACTTCATCGATAATGATGCCTAAGTTTAAAGCATCAATTGCTTTTTCAAAGTCCTTTGTTCTCATTGTTGTTTAGTTTTGGTTTCACATTCCTTTTCGAGGGCGTACTGAACGTACTTTTTCAGTTTAAGACAATACAGCCCATTGATACAGTTGCGATGGGATTCGCAGATCTGACACTCGTCATACATTTGGCCACAGTTCCTTTTCAGGAATATTCAGATAATCAGAGATGATCTTTCTTTTCAAGGCATCAGGAGTACAATCCCCTCGAAGCCATCTGTAAACAGTAACATAAGATACTCTGCACAGTTTTTTCAAATCTGCCATTACCTCATTTCGCTGATTGGGCAGTGAATTAACATACTCTTTAAACTCCATTTCTAATCTTTTTTTATGTTTTCATTGCACCGACGATCTTTTTTTGTTATTTTCGTAGCGCAAAAATTCTTTCATGATGCAAAGGTGCAACTTTTATTTGATATAAACAAATAAATGAGTGATTATTTCTCTCATTTCTAAAATACAATAAAAATGGCAGAAGAAACTATTACTGATCGGATTGTAAAAATAATGACTAAAGAGGGGCATACGGTAAGTACATTTGCCAAAAAGCTGGGGATATCCTGGTCTTCGGCAAAAAACATCATCTCGGGCAGGAACGCACCCAACTATGAAACGATAGTGAAGATAATAGAATGCTTTGACAGTATTGATGCTAACTGGCTGGTTATGGGGGAAAAGAGCATAAAAAAAACAGAGGAAGGAAAACTATATTCCATCATTTCCGCACAGCAGAAAACTATAGAGAGCCAGCTGAAGACTATCGACCGACTTACAGCGAAACTTGTAGAAAATATACCAGAAGAATCTGGTAAAAAAGTGGAGGATGCCGTATAATCAAGATGTATCCAAGAGGTGTTCAAAAGTGATTTTACGGTATAATATCCCATAAACAAGATTCCAAAAATCACTCAAATATTTGATTTATAAGCAGGTATGGAAACGATGTCGTCGGCGAGAAGTCGGCGATATACAGCTAATAATATAAATATGCCCCATTGAATATCAGTAAGTTAAAGTTAAACTTTATACAACCGAAAGTCCGGTCATCCCGACAGAAAAAAGGGAAGAAACCGCATGGTTTCTTCCCTTTCTGCTTTTTGGGGGCTGATGCCGCCCGCTTTCCCGGCCGAAGGCTGATGAGGCGGACAGGCGCTGCCGCCCCTGCTTTCCGGCGGCTAAGACCTCTTCAGTCTCTCCCGGCAGTCTTCGAGTATCGCAAGCAGCTCGTCCATCTTCGTGGCACGGAGCATGGCGATGCGCGTCTGTCTGAAGTCGGGGATGCCCTTGAAGATGGGAGAGGCCGCCAGGTGCCGGCGGGGATGGAGAATGCCCCGGAATTCGTCAATGCGCTCCACGTTGATGCGCAGCATCTCTTCCAGGACGTCAATCTTGTCGTCGAGCGTGAGTTTTTCCGTTCCTTTTCCGAAGATCCACGGACAGCCGAAAGTGGCGCGGCCGATCATGACGGCATCCACACCGTACCGGTCGAACTTCTCTCGGGCATCCCCGACATCCTTCACATCGCCGTTGCCGATGACCGGGATATGGATGC